TTATACCAAACTTTGACAAATTGATAAAGGCATTAACACAGTCTTCTTTCCACTTATCATCTTTCTGAGAGAAAGGGATTCGTTGTTTGGGGATTGTAGCTTGTCCGAACATTAATACAAAAGTAGGTTTGTTTTACAAAAGGTCTTTAAAATAAGTTGATTTGATGCATTGCTTATTATATCACACTTTTATTTTTTATTTATATAGTTTATCGAACCATTCGTTACTGGAGTTATCAGCATTATTAAAACTTAACTCTTTGTTATATAACTCTCTAGTGTGGTACATCCCCACCATTAGAGCCATAACACGGTCAAAGTTACCTTTTCTGTTAAACTTGATTAACTCTTGTAATAACGCAGGGTCATAAATTTTTTGCAAGTTAAGGGTAATATTGCCTTCTTCGTCAGCTCCCCTCCCAGAAATTAACCAATCTCTTATATAAAGTTCTCCCTGAGATTTTCTCTGCTCGGTCATGTGCATACCAAACTGACGTTTAACATTTTTACTTCGTAGCTCTTTCTTATCTAGCATTTCGAATTCCTCTTGCAACAAGTGCATTTTTCTAAACCTTTTAGCATAGGCAATTACTTCTCCTCGGTCATTTTCGAATCCTATTTTAGCATTATAGTACTCTGCTAGCATAAATAAAGTCCTGTTATATTCATCCTGAGTTTGAGGACGACCTACGTAAGATGCTACAATTAAGTCATCTGGCTTAGACATATTATTTGGGACTTTAATAACGTAAGCTGCCCCAAGAGAGCTAGAACTTTCTGCTTTTCCTTGAGCATATGGGTCATGACAAATAATATAAAGATTCTTAGGGGTTAATTCCTCTAACTCTGTTTTAAAGGGAGGTTCGTATATTACTACAGCCCCAGTTAAATCATCATCTTTTCTATGTGGGAATTTTGATATAGGACGTAGATTACTGTTAGGAGTAAAGTCAGCTTTCCCTTTAGAGTTATAATACATCTCCCCTACTACTCCTATACTATCTAATTTACCAGATATCACTCTATTGTACTGCTCTTTTAAAGAGTTAACGTCGAATGTATTTGCAGTAACTTGTAACGTAGCTTCTTGTGGGGTAAAAGGATGTTCAGCTATATATTGATCATAAGATTTAGGGTCATTTCCCTTTTTCTTCTTTTCTCTCTGCTCTTCTTCATACTCAACTGCTTCGTTAACTAAGCTATTCCCATTCTCGTCTATGAATCCATCTAGATTCTTGTAGATTGGGACAAAGTAACCACATATTGTCCCCATAGCCCCAGCATCCCAGTCGTTCTCAAACCCTAAGCAGTTGTAGGCATCAGGATGATAGAAGAGTTCTTCTAATCCTTCAAATCCAGGGCCCTCCTCTCCCCCAGTTCCAAAAGCAATCATAGTTCCGAGTGTCTTAGAACCCTGTCTCATTGTAGGCATAGCTACCTCCCAAGCTTTTAGCAATCCTGAGAATGAACCTGATTCTTCGAAGAAGATTAGCTCTCCTGCTTTACCACGTATCTTGTCTGGATCATCTTTTAAGCTTACCCCAATTATCTGTGATTTAAACCCTAGAGTTACATCTGCCCCATTTACGTTTTTCTTATACCCTGATTGTTTGTGCATCTCACGGTCAATTAAACGAGGCTGCGTCCAAGCTGTGTTATCGTCTACAAATGAAATAATATCCCAAGCTTTAGACAACATACCATCCCCAGTCAAATATTGTTTGTCTGATGCAAACACAAAGTTTTTTGAATTCCTTAGATGAAAGTAGTTCCTACATAGCATAGCTGCAGCTTTGTACGAGAAACCTTTACGTCTAGCTTTCAAGACAACCATATGTTTGTTTTCTTTCCTAGCTTTATCTATTGCATTAAAATAGTCAAAATCTCCGTCATAAAAAGCTGGGAAAGATCTATCTCTTCTAGATATTATCTCCCCATCAGGCTGCTTTTCATCAATAATCCTGTCAATTGGGCAGTAGTTGAGATAGAAATAGTGGAATCCTGATATCTTAACTCCATTTATCTCATAGCCATGCATGCATCTAAACTGCTCTGCATCCCAATAGTCATAATATTGTTTAGTTCCAGGGAGTGCATCAGTATAATAACCGTATTCTATATAATTTTTAGCGGCAGGTGAAAATAGATGAGTATCTTTTAGCATTATTCACTGTATTTGTTAGTCTTAACCCCTGCTCTGTTAGGGTTATCCTTAGCTTGTTGTTTTTGCACTAATTCTTCTAGTCTGTCTAAGCCTTCTATTACTTCTCCGATCTTAGATAAGTTAGCAACTAAGTCTTTTGCTTGGTAGAGGAGTTTTCCGTTCTCATCCATAGCTGTTAGGTCTATATCTTTAAAGTATTTTTCTAACTTATTAACTGCAGACCTAGCAGATTTTAAGAGTTTGATAGCATGCGTATCGGACAACTCCCTATACTTCTGTAAACCTGCATGTAAATTCGGAGTTGATTTAACTTTTAAGTCTTCTAGCAGTTTATCTCTTCTTTCAGTTTCATCGTAAGCTGCATAGCTAGATCTGTGATCTGCAAAAAAATAAATAAATGCTAACTCTTTAGTAGTTAACTTTTCAAATTCCGGGATAGTCAGTGCATAAGTTGACGGGATAACTACGTTATTACTTATTGTTAGCAAGTCTTTCATTTTTACGTCTGGTTTTTTCGTTTAAATGGGCTATTCTTTCTGATTTAGCCGAAAATGCCCCGAAATATGGGAGTCTTATTGTAGCAAAGTTCCCCTCTTTCATGATTTTAGCTACGTACTTAAACTGATAGTAGATAATCTCCTCTACTTTTTGTAGTGGGAGGTTATATTTAGTAGCTAATTTTTGAATAATTACCTTTTCTTTGTTCATTTTCGAAGATTAATCGGTTTTCCCGATTTTCCTATTGAAATTGGTTTCCATCTTGAAGGTTCATCTGGGCACCTAGCTGTTTGCCAGCTAGCTTTTTGCTCAATATAGCAGCCACATAAACCACACTGTTTAGTATCTTCTTTTAAATTTGGGCATTCTAAACATGCACTGATTCTTTCTTTGTACTCCTCTTGAGTTACAGATGGCATTCCAGCTGCAATGTACTCTGCAGAGGCTTTTGCAAAATTAGAAATCATTTTAAGGAATGATGGGGATTTTTTACTCATACTTCTTCAATATTTGGTTCTATTAATTCTGTTAAATGCAGTCCTTCTACGTTCCCATACCCATCTTGTATCACCATTAAGGAGTAATACCCTATATAAAAGAAGGTGAGTACTTTAGTTGGGGGAACAAATATTGGATTCATATTGGAAGAATATGTATTTCAACAGGTTCTCTTTTTAAGATATCAGCTAATTCATACCCGTTCTTAGTTTGCATAATAGCTCCTTTATCTTTAAGTCTTTTTACATAATTATTAAGAGTATTATGGTCTTTAATTCCTAGCTTTTCCGATATCTTCTTTTTATTTGCAGGGGAACATAAGTTAACAGTCTCACTTGAATCAATAAATTCAGCTAAAATTTTTAGCTCAGTATCTGTTAACTCTAATATCCCATTAAATATCTGAAGAAATTTCTGGGTTGTATCCGGTTTGATTACTACTCTCCGTACTTTCTGTAGATTCTTCATCTGTAATTTGTATTTTAGCTCGTCCTTCGACTATTTTAATCTTACACCTTTTAGAGTAACTATTGAATTCTTCAACATGATCATCAATATTTTCTCTAGTTACTAAAAAAGAAAGAAATACCTCCAATTCCTTGGCGGCTTTTACTATATCTTCTGTTACTTTATTCCCTGATTCTGCTTGCTTACGTAGAGATTCAAAGTCAGCTAGGGATATTGTTACTGTCCCTATCATTAGTTTACTTATTAATTACCCCAAGAAGCATAAACTCATTTACCATTACGTATTGAGCTCCTTCAATGTCAATAATTACTCCTTCAGTGTGTGGGTGAACGTATACGATATCCCCTTCTTTAACCTGTTTACATTCAGGCCCTACTTTAAGAGCCTCTAGAATATTAGATTTTAAAGAATCTGCTGCAGAATCAGATAAATGAATACCGCTGTCTGTTACTTTTTTGTGTGGGATTGGGAGAACTACCCAATCTCTTGTAGGATTAAAATTCATGTTATATTTGGTTTTATGCAAATGTAACAATAATTTTTATAAAAAAAAGAAAAATCAAAAAATATAGAAGTAAACCGTAGTAGCTGATAATACAATTATTACTACCCCTTCTAAAACAGCCACGGTTTTCCAAAATACAAGCTGTCTCCTTATTTTTTTATTAGCCTTATGATATTCGTCGTACTTAATTTTTGCTGCTTCAATTCTAGCTGTATCCCCAGATCTTATAGCATCTTTTAAATCAGCTTGTAAAGCATCAAGTTCCAAAACCTCCTCTAAAATTTTTACTTGTTTTCTTAGAGAAGTCAGCTGTGTCATGTGAAGGTCATATGCTGTATGATAATACTCTTCAGCATTTGACATTTTAAGTACAACTTTAAATTCCTCCCCATTAAGGCAAATAGTTGTATCCTTGTTGAGGTATATCGTAGTACCCTGTATCTTCCCTGAGAACCCATTCTCTGAGTTTTTCTTTTGCGAAAGGGCTTCTGACATCATTAATAACAATAGGGATAGTATCAATATTGGTCTCAGAATCTGAGTAATAGTTATTGATCTCTCGAATACGATTAACAATTTCTTTTTCATTTGTTTTTTCTATAATTAATGTGTCTTTTAGCCTTTCTTTTTTTTCCTGAGCATTTTTATAAATAGTGTCAATCTTTGACTGTATAGTTTCTATTGCTTTTATTTCAATAGGCTTATTACAGCTGTTATAAATCGTACTAACAATTAAAAACCCCATCCCAATTGTAATAACAATTTGAAATACTTTAGTCATTTTGCTTTTTTCCATCTTGTTATATGTATGTGTTTATTCAAAGGTCTGATTTTATAATACACCCCGTCTCCTGCTCTTGAATCTCTAGTTCCTGCGTCATTGGTATTTCCTTCTATTGTTCTTATTGAATACCTCCCTATTTGATCTACTACCCCAGTATGACCAATCCCTTTAAATCTAGATTTGTCCTTTTTAAAACTTTGATAGCTTAGAGACATTACAAGAACATCTCTTTGAGAGTAGGAGTTATAAAACTTAGCATCTGTAAAGATTACATCTTTTCTATTATAACTACTAGGGGACCACCCTGTCACAGTATTGGGTATATCACAATCGTCTAAGGCAGCTTTAACAAAAAAGCTACACCAGGCATACCCAGGTTTCCACCCAGCTTTAGATAAAGCATTTTTTAAATGCCTATCTGTGAATCCTTTGTTATTTCCCCCTTTTTCTGTTACTCCGACATATTCACTGGCGGAAGCTCGTACACAGTAGCCGTCATTAGCAACCACAGGATAAACAGGAATAATAGCAAATAGGAAAAATAGACAATAAAATACAACTTTATTTTTTTCCATGGTTCAATATACGTTAAATCAGTCTTAATACTATCCCC